AACCAATTTCACTTAAATCTTCCTTTAACTGAGAAACGTCTTCCGACATCTGGGAGTAATCTGCGGGGATGCTGTCCGCAACATCCTGTGCGGTCTCAGCTGCTGCCGTTGCGGTCGCCGCAGCTGCTCTGGCCTCGGTCAGAACTCTGGTCGCTTCGTTGTCCGGATCATCGTCGACATAGTCGTCCGGCTTGGAGCGCTGGCAGATGTTGAGCTTGCCTTCGTAGGTCGTGATGCTGGCGCTCGCGTCATTGACGACGATGTAGATCCGGAGCTCTCCATTAGTCTCGAAGTATTTGTTCGGGATGTTCCCCAGGACCGTGCAGCTGCTGTCATCATTCGGTGTAATGCTGGTCGGAGTGTAGGCCTCTGCCTCTTCCATGCCCCGGATCCAGTAATGCAGCTCGACCGTCGTGACCACGGACGGAAGGACAGCCTCCAGCACATGACCCTCGTCGTACTGGTAAGCATAAGCCGGATCAGACTCCCGCCGCTCACCGGTGTGGTAGTTGTGAAGGAAATCTAATGTTATATTTGCCATTTACTTATTCTCCTTAAGTTTATCCTCGAGTGCAGCTATACGTTTCTCCTGATCCTGAATGATCTTGAGCATACAAGGGATCAGGATGTTAGCATTCCACATCTCAGCGTTGCCTTCATCGTCGTGATCAACCGCGATCGGCATCTGTTCGGATACTTCCTCAGAAATAAAACCAGGAACATCCTTCCCGGCCTTCTCATCGTCCGGCGTCAGGAAGTCATCGTTATACTTAAATGTCCTCGGCCTAACATCGAGCAGCTTCCTGGCTTCTTCCAGTGTCAGGTCTTTGATGTCGTGCTTGTACCGTCTTGAGGAGCTGATCCTGTAGATCGTTCCGTACTGGTTGATGCCGACATTGGCTGATCCGCCTGCCGTCCTGCTATACACGGCAGGACTCGCCAGATTCACATGCACTCCGTCGTAGGTTGGGGAAATCTGGAGTGCGCGGATGGTCTGCCCCAATTTCTCATAGCTGGAGTCATAAACTGGCATATCGATGTAACACAGTTCGCCATCGAATACAAAGTTGACGCCGTCAACCGCTCCGGATAAGCCCTTCACGTACGTCTGACCTGAGTTGATATAGCAGGCCGGAATCTGGCCGTCCGGATCAATAGCGAGGATGGGATAACCGAAGTCCGGGATCGGCTCGGTCCAGTTGAGAGCCATGACCTTCTGGGTGGCATTCGTGTTGTACATTGAATAGCTGTCTTTTATCGTGATATTTGTCGCATCGATGTTCCCGCCCTTGATGACCGTCTCTTCTTCCGGGTTTTCAAGATCCTTGAATCGAACAATGCCCTCGATCTGTATGCCGCCCTCGATCTTCTTGATCCGCTTCAGTGCGTCCTCATTATCCCGGCTGAGCTTCTTGATCTTTTCCGTGTCATTCGTGGGCGGCGCTGTGTCATTGCCGTACACCCAAGCCCTGCCGCCGTTGATCCTTACTCTCACGCTGTCGCCCGGTTTGCAGTCCACACTGATCCGGCAAGGCGTGTCCATAATGTTGGATCCCGTCAGCTGAACGTAGGCTGTCTTGCCTTCGACTCGTGTGACGGTTCCGGTATAGTCAGATCCTGTCTTTTTCGTCGCTTTCTTGAATGCCTTAACAAGGTCGTCTATTGCGCTCACTCTTCGACCACCTCCTCCTGTGTCCTGGCGCCATATCCCAGGGTTATCGTCTGCCTGCTGACTCGGAAGGTACCATCTATGCCGTGACCCGGAAGATGCAGGCTCACCAGATCTCCGGTCGTGATGTCCGGATAGAACCGCCTCGTGTAGCTGACCTTCCTCGCCGGCGCTTGCGCTTCCTTCAGCTTTCGGTACGCATATTCTGCAAGTGATTCACCGTCGCTCAGCGATACGCCGCTCTCGCCTGTCCAGATCTCGCCCGTGCCGCCCCGATTCGCCTTCCGGGCCACGGTTGACAGCGGGCTGTCCGGGTCGTCATTCCGGGCGACCGCGTACTGACCGCCTGCAGTTACCCTGTAACAGTTTGGGACACTGTACCAGTCCTGTGTGTCTGACATCTGCAGCTCCACGGCGTCGTGGTCCATAGTGTCGAGCCTGAGCCCGACATCTGTCGCCATCGGTTCGATCGAGATCCTGCCGTCTCCGGCGATCCGGATCCGCCAGCCGATCGCTTCCACGATCTTCTGGGCGATGGACAGGTTCGTGTCATTGTCTTCGGCTACGATCGGCTCCAGGAGCCGCGGTCCGTCGTCTCTGTAGGTGACCGGAGCGGGTCCTACCCGCAGCAGCTGCGCAGCAGCCCTCGCGCCTTCAGCTCCTGCAGGAACGTAATAACCGCATGGGACGAGGACATCGTCTGCAGGCTTCAGGACGCTGTAGCATATTGCCTGATGGCTCTCACGCACCCCGTCGAGATCGCGCCGAGGCGTTGACGCCAGTCCGGTGAAGATCGGGATCCTCGCCCCGTCCTGCCCCTGTCTGGCCTTCAGGTACACCCGCAGCCAGCACTCACCGGGGCTCTGTGTCATCTGGATGGTGGCCGACTCTTGCAGATCATCATCGGATCTTCTAACAGAGCCTGCCTTAAAATCAAAAGATCCCGCGTCCAGCCAGGACACAGGATCCACTCTCTTTAATTCATAGGAAGCCGAAAAACCTTTATCCCAGTTCATCGTGTCGCCTCCTTATTCACCAATCGGGTGCATCGCACGCCACTCTGTCAGAGTCATGCCGTCAGTCCCTTCCGGATCGATCGCCTGAATCGCCAGCGTGTAGCTCACCCGCTTCGATTTATAATCCATTTGTTCTCGGACCTGAATGTCACAAGTAAACGACGAGCCGTCCGGCGTGCGAATGTGCGCGACGCCGGCATAGCCTGCGAGGTCCCGCATGGCGAGCTGCTTGTCCAGATCCCTTCCACGCAACAGGACCGTCTTCGCGCTCAAGTCCCTTGTGACCGCAGGATTCCAGTCGCCCTGGACTGATCCTCCAAGGTACTCAGTCCGCAGGAAGTCCTTATGCCAGCTGTTTGACAGTTCGATGTTGTACGGCAGCTCGATCTGGTCACCGTTCACATCTATGACCATCTTCTTGTCTTCGAGGATGTCACCGTCATTGTAGTCGGTGTCATACCATCCGAGACCGGTTGCAGTCGCGTAGTCGCCATTCGCAGTGACCATCACGAGCCTGTGCCCGCAGAAGTCACCGAATGCCGGATACGGATCGACATAGGTCTCGCCGAATGCAGCGCCCTTGTATACCAGCTCGGGCTGGTCTGCGGTGATCCTGTAGATGTCACAGGTGTCCGTCTCTACCGCGCCTTCCGGAGCGATCGGCGTGATCTCTGCGGCTCTCAGGTATTTATCCATCTTCACATTCGCGCTCGGCACGATCGCCTTATGCAGCCAGTTGACCGTGAACAGAATCTCCTCAGATGCTGTCTGACCGTATTCGTCGATAACAGTCGCAATCAGCGTATATCTCGCACCATTGTCAAGCCTTCCGACAAGATCGTCGACCGTGATCGTAATCGCGTCCTCTCCGGTCTGGCTGATTGTGGCGATCGTCTCGCCTGCGTACCCGTCATATTCCTTATCGTCTGGCCTGTACAGATGATAATCCTCTGCCCGGACGATGGACACTACGGTCGTTCCCGTAGCGCCCGCGCCCGTGACCGTTACGGTCAGAGGCATCGTTCGCAATGGTTCCGTCCATGTGCTAGTCAGACTGTACTCTCTGGTCGATTTGGTTGTTTCTGTCTGGCTGACGATTTCTTCGGTGTTCTGTAGCGCTTTTTCATACAGTTTTTTATTTGCTTGCGTGTATTCCGCAGTATTTGCCGTGCTGGACTCTCCGGTCGGCATCCATATTCCGGGATCAGGCATCCACTGATACCCTTTTGCTGTCAACGCATAATCGAAAGTTCGTCTAAAGCTGTCCACCCAGATCTCCACAGGCTCCGCAACATACAGGCTCACCGGATCCGACCACGCGGACTGCGTTCCGGCCGCGGTCGTTGTCCGCACTGCCATGTAGTAGGCTGTACCGGTCTCCCAGTCTCTGGAGATCTCCGCGCTCTGCCCCGCGTCAACATGGGCGATGATATCGCCATATACCGGATTGTTCTGGGCATCGAATGTGACCAGACAGATCTCTGCGAAGCCCTGCTCCACATCGTCCGCGGAGCTGTAGGCCCAGCGTGCTGTCACGCTCTCACCTTCATTGATCACTGACTTGCTCAGTGCCAGGACTGGTCTGTCCGGAACGCTGGACAGGTCATAGGTTAAGATCTCCGACCACGGTCCTGCGATGTCATCGTCTCCGGATCCGTCGATCAGGCGCACCCGGAAGTACCATCTCTGTCCGATGTCCAGTCCGGCGATCACCCACGACAGCGCGAAGCGATCCTCTACCTCGTAGCTTTTTGGCTCATCGGTTGACTCCCAGGCGAAGGGATTATCCGCCCAGGTCAGCTCCGCCTTCGTGGCTTCTGACCAGGACCACTCCCAGCCGATCCGGACAGTACCTTCCGCAGGTCCTTCCGAGACGACCACATTCGCGGGTGCCACCGATGCGATGTCAGAATCGATCACCTTCGCGGACTGCATCTTCATCTCTGATATCACCAGTCCGGAGTAGGATCCGACGAACGCGAACGCGCCGAAGCAGGTACCACTGGCCCCGATGATGTCGTTGACCGTCAGCGATGCGGTCGTGGTTCCTCTGGGCAGGATCGCGACGATCCGGTCGTTGGACGGATCGTTTTCAGGCCTGAAGAAGATCGCCGTGCAGGCTGCGTCACAGTCCGTGTTCTCCGTGATCGTAATCGCCACGGCGCCGGTGGTCGTGTTCGAGTTGGCGTCGATGCCTGGCGCTACGAGTGCGCCGATCTGTGCGACCATCTCGTTGCTGTACGCCTTGTTTCCGTCGTGATCAGATTCAACTCTGACCCACATGACCTCGTCCGGTCCGATGACGTCCGCGATGTTCACAACGACAGTATCGTTGGCACCATTCGGCGCAACTTCGATCGCATCGCTCCAGCCTGACGACGGAGGCGTGAATGCAGCGTCCGTCGGCGTAGCGATCGCATACTGCAGTGTCAGCAGGTCAATCGGGTGCATCCTGTCATAGGATCCGTTCCACACAGCCCTGATCCTGCTGCTGGATCCGCTCGAGGACGCGGATGCCTCAAGAAGGGTTGCAGCATTTGGTGCGCCATAGGCGTGGTGATAGTAGCTGCAATTCTCCCACTTTATGGCTCCGGCACGACCTACTGTCCTTGCCCGGAACCACCGGACGATATTTCCCTGCGCGATTGATTCAGATTCTTCCGTATATGTCACGGATCCGGCGTTTGTCCGGTTCGTTACGGCGCTCCACTCTTTCGCGTCCGGTGCTGCGTTCTTCCGTACCACGCAGGTCTGTGTCTCCACTCGAGTGAAGATCGGCGTGCCGGAGTTGTCGACCGAAAACGACCACTTGAACGTACCGCTGTTGACGGCTTCATTCTCATAAGTGACCGCAGGATTCCCCGGGACGGTCGCTGCCCAGGTCTTGCTGGCCCATGCGGACCAGCCCGGGTTAATATTCTTGCCCTTCTTCGAATACTTTTTCCGATTTCCGCGGACCTTGAAGGCGAGCTTCTTCAGTACCGTGGATGTGATCGCGTAGGATGTAGCAGTCTTACCGATAGAAGGCGATGTCCACTTCCCGTCGTTGATCTGGTACTGGAGCTGCTGGCCCTGGCCATAGTCCTTGTCCCCGATCTTCCACTTCATCGTGAACGTATTCCCGGAGCGGGTCACACTTAACCCTGTCGGGGCTTTACTTGCACTCATATGATCAACTCCTTAGTTTCTGCGTGAGCTCCTCAGCGAACTCATCCGCGAATGCTCTCGGATCCTTTACGCCGTTGAATGTGTTGTAGTTAAAGACCTGTACGCCGCCCTGGTTTGCCCCGATCATCCGTGCGATCGGGGACGTGTCCACATTGACCGTGGGCGCAGGCGTGACCACAGTCTGAGCGGACATCGCGTCCGTCATGGCTGCATATCTCGCCGCGTTGTAGGTCGACCGCGCCATTGTCGCAGCCGCCTGCTGCGCCGGCGCTGTGTTCTCCGTGATACCGGCAGCCACAGCCAGCGGGATGTTCTTACCTAATTCATCCTTGAAGATACCGGTCGGGGAGTGCTGACCGATGGCAGCCTTGGCCCGTTTGTATGCTTCGACGGCCATGTTGACCGCTGCGTTGATCGCACTGCTCTGTCCGGCTCTGATACCGGCAGCCAGTGCCGCCGCCATGTTGGAGCCGACGGAATGAAATGCACTCGTGCGAGCTGACGCCCCATCTTTTGCTGATGTTGCCAACAGACGGCCTGCGCTGTTTGCAACGGCTTTTGACCCCCTCATTCCTGCAGCATACTGTGCGCCGGATGATGTACCGGCTTTGCTGAACTCTGACTTTTTGCCGTCTGCCGCTGTTGCTGCAGCTCCTGCGGTGGTCTCCGCGGCTGTTTCGACCGAGTCGGTGTTGTCCGACAGGCCTGTGCTGATCTCCTCAGCTGCCGCCGTACCGGCTTCGTTACCGGCACTCGACAGAGCTTCCGTCAGCTGTCCGATCGCGGCCTCATATTCATCGGCTGACCCTTCCATGCCTTTAGACAGGCCTTCCGGGATCTCCACACCGGACTGTTCCGCGATCTCATACAGGCCCTGG